TTATAACTCCCAATGTGCATGACGCTCTTTTGGCACCACAGAGCAGGGGTCCTGATGGATAAGAACATCCGCGCCGGGGAAACGATGCAGCAAGGCACGTTCAACTTGCTCAGCCAAAATATGGGCCTCCATCAAGGGCACCATATCTTCCATCTCAAGATGAAGCTGAATAAAACGTGTTGGCCCCGACTGGCGAGTACGCAGGTCATGAGCGCCAATCACTCCGGGCCATGAGGTCACGATATCAATAATTTCCTGCCGCTCGTCATCGGGTAATGCACGATCCAGCAAGGCTTGCACCGCTTCATAGCCCATACGTAACGCGCTATAAAGAATATAAACCCCAATCCCCAATGCAAACATCGCATCAGCGCGGTGAAAACCATACCAACTGAGTGCCAACGCAATAAGAATAGCACCATTCATCAGCACATCAGATTGATAGTGCAGCATATCGGCACGGATAGCCTGACTCTGCGTTTTTCGCACCACCCAGCGCTGAAATGTGACTAATATCATTGTACTGAATAATGCGACTAACGTGACGCCGATACCAACACCTGGGTCTTGCAACGGCTCCGGTGAAGCCAAATGCTGAAAGCCGGTCAGGAACAGAAACAGTGCAGAACCGGAGATAAACATGCTTTGCGCCAACGCGGCCAGTGACTCCGCTTTACCATGACCAAAAGTATGCTCTTCATCGGCGGGTTGCAGGGAGTAACGCACCACAAAAAGATTGGTCATCGAGGCGGCCAGATCCACTAAGGAATCGACTAATGCCGCCAACAAACTCACCGATCCGGTATGCAACCAGGCAAAAATTTTAATAATCAGTAAAATTGACGCCAACACCGTAGCACTAAGCGCGGCAGCTTTAACCCAGCGCCCGTATTGCGGATCCATAACTCATTCCAAATGATATTTAAGGATTGTTAGTATAACGGAAATGGAATAAAAAAAGCCCTCCATCATGGAGGGCGAAAGACAGGGATGGTGATATTCATTTATCACTATCAACATGAAATAAAAGGATTTATTTCACTCAATGTCCACACATTGACCACATCGAAAAAAAGCCCCAAATTTTGGGGCTTTATCGTAACGGCTACATCCAAAGGTTTTGTTGACCGCTTCGCTCCGGATGAGGGATCGCTGGCGTCACTTCGCCGGGTCGCATAATCGAGCTTTCGAATGTCTCCATGGTCTTGAATGTATGACCGCAATTTATATTTTGGCACTGGTGATACCGCTCCTTAGTGTTCTCACTCAGGTAGCGGCTGGAACGGGCATGGGCTGATTCTCGACAGAGAGGGCAATGAAACATGTTAATTACCTCAACGGGCTGCGTTTAAGTCAGTGATATTATTTGTTTTATTCTTTTTGAAACAATGAATTATACTTATTCCGTATCCTGATTTTCTTCCTGATACTCAACATCAGAGAGCTTCACCTCAAGCGCCAGCGCCGTTGTGTAGCCATTATCGCCGAGGTAATGGGTCACTTTGGTGATAGTCCACGTCTGCTGATCTATCACGCTTTTAAACCCTTTCAGCGTGACCGGCGTTTCTGGGTAGAGATCGGCACGCCCCATCGCCAGGTTTATCGAAAACTCAGCCACACTGCGTTGCAGTTTGTCCCACTTGGCCTGAGCCGCCCGCATCGCCTGCACCTTACTGGCGTACACCGTGGTTAGCGCCAACACGTTATCAGCTTCACCGGCCAGATACTCGCCCTGCCTTTCTTCCTGCGGTTTAATCGCCTTGGTGGTAGTTGGCCTGGCTTTGGGATGCTGCAAAGCGCGCAAGTGCTGTGCCTTGGGTTTACGCTGAAGTTTCACTTTCTGCTTTTTGGGCTGAGGGTCTTTGGTATGCAACCAGTTAGCGGTCACACCGCTGTAAGCATGGCGGTCGGCGATCGCAAACTGATGGCGGTCACCGTCGCTACGTTCAATGACCGTCATCGGGATTGGCTTACCGCTGGCCGTCACTCCTCTCCCCGCGTTGAGAAAGAGCAGCTTACCGGCTTTGACTGACACCTCGGCACCATTGCGTTTAGCCAGACGGGTAAGAAACTTAATATCGGACTCCTGCGACTGGTCGATATGCGGGATGTGAATCTCGGCAAGGTCTCGCACCAGTGAGGCCACCAGCTTATTACGCTGCGCAATCTGCTTTACCACTGCGCCGAGTGTGGTGTCGTGATAAGAGGCTTCGCGACGTGAATTGAGCGAACCACGAAAATCGGCGCTACGGGCGCGAATCGTCAGGATATCCGGTGCGCCGCGATGTTCGATTTCATCGACGGTAAATTGGCCTTTGCTTATCAGCGCCGCCCCCAGCCAGCCAAGAAACAGCGACAATACCGCCCCGCGTACGGGCATGGCGACCTGGCCGTCGCTATCATCCAGCTCAATATCAAGTTGGTCAGCCTCAAAACCGCGATTATCGGTCATGGTCAGTGAGATCAAGCGGCGGCTGAGATTAGCGGTAATATCGTGACTGCCGAGTGTGAGCATAAATGCCGGTGTGACCGTCGCGCCGGTCATCATGGCAATCTCCCAGCGACCTGTTGCAGCAGGTCGCGGGCTTGTTGTTGCAGATCACCAAACATCGCTTTTAGTGACTCATCCACGCGATTTAGCGTCATGCTGAACTCGATACGGAGCGCGCGACCATCATTAAAAAACACACTGTGGGTCTGAGTGATACTGGCGACTGTATACATACCATAAATCGTGCCATCGCCGCCGAGTAACGGCCACGCTTTGCCCTGTTCAGCCATGATTTTTAGCACCAGCAACGACAAGGCCCCGCCGGTTATTTCCGGCAACAACACACCCGACAGCATGATTTTATCCTCGCCAACACCTAAAAACTGATAGGCAGGACGCTGACCAACACGACTGTTGGACGGCCAGCGATAATCGAGGCTGTGCTGTAGCGATTGATAAGGTAATGTCTGGAGCTGAAACACGAACAGCCCGAGGGTTAGCATCATATGGGCAGCTCCTTAATCAGTATTCATGCGCGAACGCGCGGCGGCACGGCGTTGGCGTTCTTTCTCTTCCAACACTTCGCGGATCATGTTTTTGGTATCTGCACGGTTTTGATCGGGAGGAATAGCAATATCGAGCTGATAATGGTTCTGGCTTTGGTCGGTGTAGTCGCCACCGTTTGCCGTCACCGGCGCATAATTGGCGGTTAACAATCCGCCACTCGGGGAATAACCGCCCGTGTTCACCTTGCTGGCGTTAACCTCAATATCCGCCGACTCACTTTTGAGCAGGCCGAGTTTTTCCAGTAACCAATCAATACCCGCGCGCAGCTTGTTGAATACTTTGAGCGGTGCGGTTAAGACGTCAGCCAGTGCGCGCCCAAACTCAAGACCGGCATTACGACAGCTATCGAGCGACTGTTGGGTCGATTTAACCGGCGCGATCAACTCACTAAACCCATGCCACGCCGCCTGTAGCTTTTCTCCAAGCCAATCAAACACCGGCTGCAAAGGAGCAAACAGCTCAGCCAGCGGCGCAAAAACGGCTTTTAGCCCCTCCACCACGCCAGCAAAAAAAGCACTGATCGGCTGCCAATACTGACGAATAAGTAACGCTCCGGCGACAATCGCCACCGCAATACCGACAATCGGCCAGGTTAGCGCCCCGAGCGCCGTAATGATGCCACCCGCTACCGCAGTGAAAACCGTCCCGAGTAAACTGGCTCCGGCGATAATGGCATTAATCCCCATCACCACCGGCCACGCCACCAGACCAACGGCCCCAAGCATGCCAATCACTGCCACACCGATACCAACAATCTTGAGGATACCTGCGGATAACCCTTTATTTTTTTGCACCCACTGGTCGAGTTGGAGCACATAGTGAGTGGTGGTTTGAGTCAGCTTACGTAGCGAGGATTCCTGCTGGTCAAACAGGTCAGTTCCTATCGCTGCATAGGCAGATTGCAAGGCTTTAAAATCGCCGCCGAGGTTGTCTTGCATGATTTTGACCAGTTCTGCGGTCTTGCCGTCAGACGCCTGAAACACCTTGGTCAAACGGTCAAGCTTGCCCGACACCGCGCCCTCCATCAGTACGGCGGCAGCGGATGAGGCTTCCTCACCGAAAATAGCTTTCATATACTCGGCGCGCTGGGCGGTACCGAGCTTATTTTTCTCAAAGCTGTTTTGCATTTCTTTCAGCAAGGTAAACAATGGCCGCATATTACCCTTACGGTCAGCGGTGTTAACCCCTAACTCGTCGAGCGCATCATGGGCTTTACCGACCGGAGCTTGTAAGCGGGTGATAACCGCACGGCTGCCGGTTCCGGCCATTGAACCGGTGATTTTGGCATCGGCTAACGCCCCCGCCATCGCGGCGGTTTCTTCGACGCTGATACCGGCATTTTTTGCCACCGGCGCGGCATAGGTCAGCGTGTCGCTCAAACCGGCAAAGTTAGCCGCCGTTTGGTTCATCGCCGCCGAGATAACATCACCAATATGCGCGGTTTTGTCATTGCTCAGACCAAATGCAGATTTAACCCCCATCAGCAAAGTGGCGTTTTCTTCCATGCTTTTTTTGTTGGCGAGCGACATATTCAACGTCACTGGCGTGGCAGCCAGAATGCCGTCTTTGTCTGCACCAGATTTGGCGATGATGATCTGTGCAGCAGCAGCATCATCGACAGACGCTGCGGTGGTATCACCGAGCTGGCGCGCCTGTGTGCGCAATGCCTGCATATCAGCGCTGTTTTTCGCCAGACCCAGCACCGCCTGTAGTTCAGAGTTTTTCTGCGCAAAGTCGTAGCCGGGCTTTAAAACAGCGGCTCCGGTCACAGCGCCTGAGGTCGCCGCACCAACACCGGCAGCCGCCGTACCGGCCAGATTTCCGGCCACCGCCTTACCGCCCTGATAACGTTGATTAATACGGTTAAGTTTGGCCTGTTGCTGGCTGTTACGCGCTAACGCCTCGCGCTGGCGATTGAGGCTGGTGGTCGTTTCATTAATCGACGTTTTGAGGCGGAGCTGATCATGGGATAATGTTCGGGTATTGATACCCGACTGCTGTAGCGCTTGGCGCTGGCGCTGTACCGATAAGCGCAACCCGTTATAGTTGTGTTGCAACTCAGAAGCCGCGCGTTTGGCGGCCTCCATCACCTGCACCTGTGCGCGGGTCGGTTTTTCGGTATTTCTAAACTGAATCGCCAGCTCGGCGGCTTGCTGTTTGGCTTTCTTCAGCGCTTGATGGGTCACCGCCAACTGTGCGCTGGTTTTGCGAAAACCCTCAATCTGCCCTGCCTGCGCGTTTAAGTTTTTGAGGATTTTCTGCGTATGGCGAATATCTCCAGACAGGGCTTTACTCGCGGTCTGGATCGCTTTAAACGGGCGACTGGCGCGATCAACTGCGCTCAGCAGCACCTGCAACTTAAGATTATTGCTCATCAATATTCCCGTTTCGGGTAGCGCTTCGCTGTAACGCCTTATCGCGCCAAAGAATAAGTTCGGCCAAACTCAAGGGATAAAGTTCTGACGGCGGCCAGTGGAAAATCACCGCGATATCCGCTATCAAATCATCGACCGACAAACGAGCAGGAAACGCTAACGCACCGAGTTCGGCGACAAAAAACCGATCACCTGCCCCGCCAGCGCAATCATGTCCGGCAGCTCCAAATTTACGACCTCATGCTCAGTCAGGGACGGATAAGTCATGCGTGGCAGCACCTTAATCAAAGCGTTAACGTCGGAGGTCGCGACATCCTGCAAACTCACGCCGCGTAAGGTTCCGGCATTGGGCTTAATCAGGGTGATAGTTTCAATCAGGGTATCACCACGCTTGATGGGATTTTCCAGCGTCACGACGTTCTCATTTTGGCTATTCGCCTTATTTGCGGTGCCTTTGGTTCTGGCCATCATTTTTCTCTCCAATAAAATCAGGGAAATTACACACCGATATTTTTGCGATGCTGCGCCAGCCGGTCGATGCCATTAACCCTCTCAATCATGTTAATCACATCAATCTCAATCAGCTCTTTGCCATCGAACGTCAGCTTGTAGTAGGTACATTGGGTCGAGATTTTGGTTTCGCTGTTCTCGCCTTGTTTGTTATCGCCACCGTCGATTTCCTTGTGACGGCCACGCAGCACGATTTCCACCGCTACCATCTCGCCGGTATCATCACGCTGATAAGAACCAGCAAAGCGCAGCGGCACATCTGACGCGCCCGGTGTGGCGTATTGCGCCCAAATGGTTTCATCGGGCAGGCCGCCGAGTGTCCACTCCATAGCAAGTGCATCATCATCCAGCCCCAAATCGACTGGCGCGGAGCCATTCATCCCGCCACCGCGATAGTTCTCCAGCTTGCGGGTCAGCTTTGGCAAGGTCACCGAACTGACCACGCCCATATAACTCAAACCATCATTGAATAGGTTGAGATATTTCAATTTGCGCGGCATTCCCATCAGATTTTCGCTCCTTAGCCGTTTGCTGTTGCGCCGAAGTTCACCAGATATTTATCGGTGATACGCTGACGCAGAGTGAGGTTTTCCAGCGGTGGTACCGGCGTGTAGTCGTAATCAATAAACAGCTTGCCGGCTTTGAGGGTGTCTTTATCGTTGGCGCTGTCGTCATACCAACAATTGGCGTCAATAAGGTAGCCGTTAGATTTCAGCTCACGAAATTTGGCTTTGATACCTTCAACGATGTCGCGGATCAGCGTCGTGGTCATGGGCTTATCAACCGCCCACTGGTGCGCCTCAGCCATAGTGTCGGCCAGTACTTGCGCGGTACGGACATAATTTTCAAACAGAAAAAGCGGGTCGTCAGAGCAAGTGCGGTTACCCCAAAAACGAAAACCATTGGCGCGAATGAGCGTGGTGACACCGGCCTGATTAAGCAAATCGGCATCAGTACCCGCTGCCTGTAAATCCCAAAATACGCTGGCAGAGATACCGGTTACGCCATTCACGCCGACGTTAGACAAGGTTTTATGCCAGCCCTGTTGTTGGTCGATTTTGGCACGCAAGCCGAGGGCGCGAGCGGTGGTATAAGCTACGCTGCTGCGGTTGGTGGTGGTGTTCCAGCTCAGAAAATCCGGCCAGATCATCATTAGCTCGCGCTGACTGAAATTTTCGCGGTACTTCAAGGCTTCTTTGCTGGTTTTGCAACCATAGACGCTGATATAACCAAAAGCGCGCAACTGTTGACAGATACCTGCCAGAGCGGTCGAAACATGCAGACTGTCCAGTCCTGGCACACCAAGAATACGCGGGCGCACACCGGTAACAGACTGCGCATCTAACAGCGCTTTCATGCCGGTATAGCGGCCATTTTGGTCAACCCCGCCGATAAGATTGGTCGCCGTTCCGGCCCCGTTACTGCCAGTGGCCACGCGCACCACAATAGTGACCGGACGGGCCTGATCCGCAATCGCCAGCAACGATGCCGCCAGTGTGCCGTGTTTGCCCGCCTTAGCGGCTGCGGCGAGCAGATCAGTGATCAATACCAGCGTATTAAGCGGAAATGTAGCTGCATCAGCATCATCTCCAGTGCAGACCATACCGACAACGGCGGTAGAAACAGTGGAAATAACGCGGGTGCCGTCGTTGATTTCAACAATACGGACACCGTGGTGGTAGTCACCCATAAGGTTATAAGGTTACTCTCTCCGTTAATTGGGGGAGAGTAGGATGGCAGGGATTAAGTGCTTAAGCAGCGGGATAGCGTTGTGCCAGTTTTGGCACAACTACAGATTATAAGAGATTTTGCGAGAGCGGCTAAATGCCTGAAAGCTCATTAATGAGGGAGGGATGCTTGTCAATCATGATCAATAGCTTAAGTGAGCTGCCTGATGGAATTCTCCTATGTTGTTCCCATGCCTCAACCAACGAGGGACTCACTCCAACAAGTTGCGCAAAGTCTTTTTGCTTATACCCTGTTTTCTTTCTGATTTCTTTTACATCAGGGATAGCAACCGGAGTCACTCGGCCTGCATCTAATTCACCATGACTAATAGCAACGGCCTGCTTCGCGGATGTCATTAAATCATTGAAAAAATCACTCATAACGCACTCCCTTTGATTTGTATTATCACATCTTTGAATTGCTGTTTTTCACTATTTGTCAGCGTATCTTTTTGATTTTTGGGGTAGACAGTAAAAAGCCATATCCTACCTTGTGGTTCCTGATAGTAATAAATGACGCGAACACCACCACTTTTTCCTTTCTGACCGATGGCAAATCTTACTTTTCGCACACCGCCAGTACCCACAATTAATGCTCCTGAATATGGGTCTAACAATAATACTTGCTGAAACTCCCTGAACTCATCTTCGGTCAATAAAATCTCCCGTTGTTTGGAAAAGAACGGGGTTTCAATAAACTGCAAAAAATCCATTATTTTGTCATCCTTGACATAACCTAAATGAGGTTGAGTTAATTTTAGTCTTACACGGTAAGGATTGCAATCCGTTTATTGACTCATATTTCATGACAGAAAAGGCACCTCACGATGCCTTAGGCGCAGTGTTGTTAAGCGGTCACTAGAAGCTCGTTAAGATCTTGCTGATAGGTGTTGTGTAACAAGTCTATTTGCTGTTGTAAGACAAAATTGAGTATTTCTTTCACTTCCTGTGATTCCAGCGTGACGATGGCGTAAATCAGCGCACGGCAGTGGTCGATAAGTTCTTCTACTTCGCGGGGAGTGTCATCGTACATAGCGCACCTCCGGCAGCAGAGGGGCAGATGAAGAAACAGGTGTGGGAATAACAATGATAGTGCAGGTCAATAATGATAGGTGTTTAGTCGTCAAATCCATGATGACTACCTCTTCGATGGGAGAGATCATCACCACCAAGAGACGCTAACCTCAGAGGGTGGTGAACTGGACGGGGTTAGCGTAACCGGTCATCGAAGAACCCGGCGCATCTTGCGATGCCCCCGCCCAGTTCACCATTGCTTACTTATTACAGGTGTCACTGTGCCTGCACATAATAGCCGAATCTACGGCCGTGCGTTTCAATGAATTCCGAGACGCTAATCCCGACAGCGGATTTTGCCGCTGCGGTGTGACTATAGCCCAGCGAAGTTCTGCCGTGCAATCAACCAGCATCACTTTAGGACAAACATTTTTTCTGTAAAAATAGAGGGTTATCGTGGTGATAATATCACCGTTGATCAGGTGTCCAGAATGCGTGTTTTACTTCACATTTCCTTCAATCGATTACAAACAGTGAGTATTTTCCTTATCCTTAGCTGCCTGGACGTTCATACAACTCTGTACAACCTTTCCGTCAGCGCTTAGTTTTTATCGCCCATTGCGCGCTGTGCAATACTGTATTAAGATAGCATTGCACAGCGCGCAATAACGCAGGGAAAGAGCAGTGATAAAAACGTGGAAACATAAGGGATTACAACAGTTTTTCATGACAGGCAGCCCAAAAGGGGTTTTAAGTGATAAGAAGGATGTGGAGCGGATACGGCAACGGCTTTATGTGATTGATAGCGCAGAAACGTTGGATGAAATCGCCGCCTTTCCTCACTATAAGCTCCACCCCCTGACAGGGAACCGTAAAGGAACATATTCAATCACCGTGCGGGCAAACTGGCGGATCACGTTCGAATTTAAGGACGGCGACGCATACATTTTAGATTTAGAGGATTACCACTGATGACTATGTTTAACCCTCCACACCCTGGCGGCATCATTGCTGAGTCACTGGAAGATTTGGGGCTATCAATTAACACCGCAGCGCGCGCATTGGGGGTTGCCCCGTCTACCCTTTCACGCGTTATGCGTGGAGAAACGGCGATCAGCCCTGAGATGGCCGTGAAACTCGAAGCCGCTGGAATTGGCACCGCTCGCCACTGGCTGGCGATGCAGTCCGGCTATGATCTATGGCATGCGCAGCAAGATACTGATGTAAGCGCCATCAAAACGCTGTTTAAAGCGCCAGATATGCCAGCGCAATCTAATCCACTTTAGGATAAACTATTTTTTCTGTAAAATTAATGAGTTATATTGATGAATAAATATATGCGAAGAATCACCTCGCGGAATCAATAAAGTGCAAAAAGAGTAGAAACAAGGCGACATCGCCTGTCAAGATCATAGTGTTTTCGGTCAGATAGTCGTCGTTTTTGTCAGTACCTCATCATTTAGGCCAGTCAGCCTCATTGCTTTATTGCGTTCAAAACCATTAATTAGCATCTTGTGGGCAATTTTCAGCGCCATTTCTTGTGCAGCTTGTTGTTCCACTTCCTGTACAATCGTCATGATTAGCTCCTCATGTTGTGGCAAGCGATGAGCTAGATCCTTGAAGAACTTTTTCGCCTCAGTCGTGTAGCCAACTGCAGCTTTTAGCTGACCTTCCGTCATGGTAGAGATACCTCTTTCTGCATTATCTGCAATCTGGTTTTCAGAATCATTTCATCGGCCATTTCTTTAATTCGTTGCTGACTCTCAGGTGAACGAGAGGTTATAGCATCACGTAATTTTTTCATTTCTATTGCCAAAATAGCTGTTATCAAGGTTAATAAAGAGAGGTGAAAAATAAAAATATTGAATAGATAAAGTGTAAAAAGAGTAGAAACAAGGCGATGTCTAACGCAATATCGGCCATTAAAATGGGGGAAGCCAGTGAACTGACCGTGTTATTAAGTCAGGTCTTCATCACGTAGGCCAGTCAGTTCCTTTACCAGAGTGCGATCAACCCCTTCTGCCAGTAAAGAATAGGCAATTTTTAGGGCCATTTCTTGTGCGGCTTTTAGTCCCAATACTTCTGCAATTTTCATAAGTGCTTCCCTGTAGGTGCTGAGCTGGATGGGGTTGACAGACCAGTCACCAAAAAACCGGCGCACCTTACGATACCCCCGCCCAGCTCACCATTTCTTGCTTATTACCCATGTAACCGTATTTACGCCATGCGCTTTGGTATATGCCGGACTGCCAAATCCGGTAAAGGATTTTACCGCTGCGGTGTGACTATAACCCGATGAGATTCTGCTGAGCAATTAGCCAACATCATTTTAGGACAAACATTTTTTCTCGTTAAAATAACGAGTTACAGGTGTGATTAAGGGATGTTTATACCGCTTCCGCTAAAGATAATAGTAGCGGGAGCGGTGAGGTTTATTGCTCGGTCAACTCGTTGTTAGTGAGCTTGGCGCTGGCAGATATTTGCAATTGAGTGAGGGCGGGTAACAGGATACTGATTGATGCCAGACAATGGCCTAACTGGCACAAACTTTCTGCTGAGAAATCCAACACATCGTTATCGGCAAAGGTCACAAAAGTATCCCCGATAAAATTCAGTCCATGCAGCAATCCGGCGTAACATTCTTCGCTACTGTTTGCCAGTTCCAGTGTGTCATCAGCACTCAGGTGTGACATATCCAGCTTACCGAACACCTCAGTCAATGTGGGATAAAGTCTATTGGTATCAGGCAACATGGCGCTTCTCCTGTGGTTTGCAAGAAACAAACACCAGCGAGAAACCGGCCAGCAGGTTACGAGCTTCACGTTCAGTTGGAGCCAAAACAGAAATCAGGCGCAACGGAGAAATTTCAGCCAATAATGTGTTAGAACGGGCATTAAGGAAGGTGTAGAGCTTTGAATATGCACGTATGTTACTATTAGCGTCAGCCATAGCATTACCTCGTATAATGGTGTGGTTAGATGCCTCGGCAGTGTTAGCGCACTGTCGGGGCATTGTTGTTTTATGGTGACCACGTAATTACAATGGTCGTTACCATGAAGGCATCATAAATTAGGGTAATTACCATGTCAACACCAGAAGAGAAACGTTCACCTCAATATCAGATGCGTCTTCTAGCAGAATTTCGTGCGCAGTTAGAAGAACAAGCCCGTAAAGATGGTGATGCTTCCCTTGCGACGTGGATAAAAAGGATATTGCGTAAAGAGTTACGCGAAAGAGGCATTGAACCTAAAGGTTAGTGGAATCATAAATCAGCACAACTGGATTAATGTATGCAGGCAAGGAGACAGATAGCCCCTATCAGGGCTATCGGTTTAAGCATTACGCTACTTTTTACTTTTTGCTCTTCGGGCCAATAATTCTGAACGACCAAAACTCTCTTTTTCATTTTCTGGTGGATGAACATCAGAAAATCCTGCGGCCTCAATGAGTGGCCCCATAGACCTGAACTCTACCGCTGCTTTTGGGCTTCGTAGTGAAGACATACCCTCATTCCACGCGTGGAGCATTTGCTTGGTGATTTCACGCCATAAAGGTTCGTTTTTAGCCGCTTCGATCATCTCACGACCCACTTCAACCGCTGATTCACAAAGTGTTGCCACCATTTCAGTATAATGGCGAGGAGAAATACCCAGTCGGTGATTAAAGAAACGCTCCAATGACTTACCCGCAGCCCATGTCTGCCGCCCTTCGATGGAAAGTGCGGGAGGATTATGCCTAAAACGCGGATAGGCTTGAGTGGTAACCAGATCATAAGCTGGAGTATAAGCAACGTCAGTCGCCGAGGTATAAAGTAGTGCAATATTTTTGGCATGACAGTCAGCATTACGCACAACAAAGTTGGTTAAAATCAACCAACCTAGAGCCTCCATTTGCTGGTGCATATCCGATTTAGGAATATATGCTCGAGTGGCCTTAAGGACCTTTTCCATTGTGGTAGCATACTTCTCATGGGGTGGCATCCCCAGTAAGCTACAAGCATCTTCAAGGCCGTATATGGGATGCCCATCGGTATCTACGTCGAATCGCTCAACCACTAATATGCGACCATCATCCGACATAGTACTTGCGGCAACAGGAGTTACATTTAGGCGCTCAAGCACCTTCATCGTATAAAACTCATTAAATCCCAAAAAAGGAGTATTTTCGTCAGAACCTTTAATTATATGCTTGCTCGTTCGAAGAGTAGGCTTGCCTAATGAGACAGTGTTTGTGCGTTCTGGAGCTAAAAACTTGGGTACGGCACCAGACACTGCTGCTCGCGCATATCGCCGAACCAAGGAAGCAAAATGAGCCGTAGTATTATTGCCTTTAAGAAGATCTTCAATTTGCAAAGGATCTAATTCAAAACCTGACGCCACACCTTCAGGGGTCACGGTAACGCGCCCTATTCCCGTTCCGCCAATGACTGCCAATAATGAAAGATCTGTACCGTCTAATAAAGGACCGAATTCCTCTCGGATAATACCCAGTAAATAACCTTCCGGTAAGTTTTGTCGAAAGAAAGGATGAAGATCTCTCGGCCAACGCCATGCTAAGTCGCGAACAGGCATTGTTAGACTAATAAAATTATTTTCGGATATCCCCGGTAAATATTGCAAAAGGTACTCATCCCTTTCGCGAAATAGCTTGGCAACATTTTGGCCGCTAATTTGAACATCTAACTTCATGAAGTTTCGTCCTGACGCTGTTCCGCAAGAATGTCGTCCAGAGTTCGGATATGCCCACTCTTAACTACTTTAAGGTCATAGCCAGCAGCTTCGAATAACCTGACAAGAATGCTGACACTCATATCACCTTTTGCCAGTGTTTCCATACGCGCTAAGGTAGTGCGTGAGACGCCAGCTCTTTTCGCTAACTCAGCTTGTGATAATTTTGCTTCATTGCGTACTGATTTGAGCATATCAGCAACATCATAGAGAGTCGTCATTTGTAGCCCCAAGGATACAAAAATCCAGTTTATGGCAATAAATGTAGCCCTTGGGATACAAAAAATCAAGAATCCATCTTCGATAAATCTGATTATCCAGTAAACGACACTCACCCAACCCGTAGCCACAGGCTTCACTGTGAGCAATGACTTGCCTCTACTTTAAGACAAACATTTTCCCCGTTAAAGTAATGAGTTACAGGTGTAGTTATAAGAAAGACACCATTAAGTCATGCTAGTTTGGTTTTTCGACCCGTTGTCTAACAGGATTAGACAATGGGCGATATTTTCAAACGATAGAGAGTCATCTTTTGTAGCCCCGGAGACACAATAATTCAGTTTATGGCGATAACTGTAGCCCTTGGGATACAAGAAATTAAAAAATCATCGTCAATAAAGCGACTGATTCAGTAGACAATATACTGACAAATATCCCGCCAACTGTAACCACGGGCATCATCCCGAACAATGCCTCAACCTCACTTTAAGACAAATATTTCCCCCATTAAAATCAACCCTTATTGCGGCAACTCCGGCCAGTCAATATCTGGCGCGGTGTTGGGGTCAATGCGCATTAACGCGACGCGGTAATGTTTGAGTGCCGCCAATTGCTGAATATCAGTCTGTTGATTATCCATTGCGATGGCGTCGAGTAGGATGTTGATGTGCTCCGAAACCTGATTTATCAGTGCGGTTTTCTGTTGGCTTGCGGCGGCAATATGGCGGGCTTTTAATGCTTGTTGATCGACTTCCCAGGCAGTTCCTGTCCATATATCAAACTCATGCATTGGCTGAATCAGTGTTTTATTGTGTGGCATGGGGCCGAGCACAGAAATGATGGATTCATATTTAGTTTCAATGTCATACACCGCTTGATGGCGATGGTCTGCCACTGTCACCCACTGGTTAGCCGTTAAATCCCTGACCAATGCCATGCCGGTTTTAGGTTGGATTACTGGTGCATCAGCCACCGAGTGAGCCGGTAAGCCGACGCCGAGCGGCAAGTACTCCATGCCCGCGCTAACATATTCCAGACTCTCCGCATCATAGTGATAAAGCGTTATCCATCCCGCCTGACTGGCGAGTTGATGGTCATCCAGGATGGCCGGTTGAACCACAAAGTTATATTTCATTAGACAGCCCTCAAAATATAGCAAAATGAGATGTTGCGTGGTCGGGTTTCGGCGGCGGTGCGCACCACGCGGGAGGCATCAAAATCAAAGCTGCCGCAATGGGTGATGTCGGTATGGTGCGGAGTATTGTCGTTGCCGATGGCGGGACTTTTGCCAAACGCGCCGCTGAAGTGGCTTTCAGGTGCGCTGCCCATGCTCTCTGATACCCCATTGATGCCGCCGGTGATATTTTGCAGCGCGTCGGTTTGTGCGCTTAACAAGGTGCGATTTGTATCAATGCCGCGCCCGTCATCAAATCCACGAATAAACTCACCGCGCAAATCGGGTAATTTATGGGTCGGATATAAAGTTGCCAGCGTGGGGTAACGGTAGGGATAAAATGCTGCGCCGTTACATTTTAAATATCCTGCCGGTGGCGTGGTGCCGGGATAGGGCAGTGGAATGCCTATTGGCGTGAGTGATTCATGAATACTGGTAATAATATCTATCCACTCATTCCACTGGGCTTGCCTATAACTGCGATAGCTTATTTTTGCCAATGTCTTGTTGGTGGAGAAAATGATTTGGTGCGCGGTTAAGTGGTCATTTTGAATATGCTGAATGGTCGCATCACCAAAACCCTCTGGTATATTGGCAGCGTATTGATTGACGCTGTACATACCGGTTGCGGCCAGTGTATTGATCCCCGCGGAGGCAATAATGCAGGAGCGGCCCCAGCCAAATGCCCCGACCGCCATGAGTTCATCTTGCGCATTACCGACATTTCTGGTTGCCGCAGAGCCTAATTGCAAGTTAGCCCGCGCCGCTTTGGTATCGCTAAGATCAAATAAATTGCGGCTGGCGAGGAGATATTGCGGGTGCGGATTGAGGGTGCGAATATGGTCGCTGATTGAGGTCACCGTGGTGCTGATGAGTTGGTCGGCATATTGGCGTGTTGCCAGCACCACTGCTGGGTCGGTTTTCAGGATAACGGCTGTTGTGCTACTGACCATGAATATCATGCGAATCAGTTGTGTACGGCCACTGCCTTCCTGCATTTGCGGCTTATAGCTTTCCGGACAATTGGCAATGGCAATTAACTCTCCGGCTTTATTCAGCAAGCCAATCTCCCGAATCCACCACCCGCCCTCAGTTTCAGGGATAATCTGTTCCGCAATAATCTGACGGGGATTGCTCGGGTCAATTGTCAGGGCATTAAGGGCGGCGCGGCGCTGTTCATTCACCAGCTGAGTTTGTGCCGGATCGGGAGTCGGCAGGGTACCACCGCCATCACCGACCGCCATGTGGGTTATCTCTAAACGGGTGCCAAGTGCGGTGGCGCTCGCCAGTCTGGCCGTGCCGATATGGGTCAGTAAGGCAAAGTATTTATTCGTCATATTGAGTCCATTCATAGGGGTAAATGGTCATTTCGTCGCTGTCATAACTGGCGGCGCTGATGAGGATTGCCCCGTTAACCGCCAAATTAATCGACAGGCCATTCAGATGGCGACTGCACGGCTTGGCATCATCTATTAGCCGTTCCAGTTCTGGATACATTTCTTCGGTAATGCCGGTTTCCAGCACACCCACATCGAGGCGAAAGGTGCCGGGCGTTTCACCGGTTTTCCACCATTCGATCACTTTGATGAGATAGCCCAGCGGCTCGACCACGCGACGAATCGCGCCAATGGTGCCTTTGTGTTTGTGGACATACTGCGAGGACTTCACCACTGAGCGCTTAGTGGCTTCCGGCCAGTTCTCATCCCAGCGATCCACTGACCACGCCCATGCCAAATACGGCAATAATTCCAGCGGGCAGGTATCGGCGTTCCACAACTGACGAATCGGGACAGGGATGTTTTCTAGTTCAGCACAGGCGCGCGCGGCGGCCACTTCCAGCACCGAGGAACCGACAGGCAATAAACGGTCAGTCATCAGTTCCCCCAACAGTGATGGCGCTGCCGGTGCACCAGGCGGCCTGGGTTTTATCCAACACCACGTCGGCCAACGGGGCATTAATCACCGCCCGCTGGACACCCTCAACATGCAGCGCGGCATACAGTGCTGACAGGCGAATATCGCGGCCGAGGCGGCGTTGTGTGGTGACAAAGGCGGTCAGTTTTTTCTCAGCCGCCACGCGTACCGGCTCCGCCTCCGGCCCCGGATGCAGATAGAGCACCGCGTCAATCTCATAATCTTCAATGCGGGCCGATTGCACCGTCACCCGGTCAGCCACTGGCCGCGTGTTCTCATCATTCAGCGCGGCTTCCACCACCGCCAGCAGTTCGGCTGAGGCTTCGCCGTTACCCTCACGCGATAACACCGTGACCGTGACACAGGCGGGTGTCGGACTGATTGCCGAGGCATCAGCCACACGGCCGTCGGCACTTTTGGCGTGATACTCATATGCACCCGTTGGCCCGGCGACACTCAAGCCCTCAAAGGCTTGTGGGATACGCACCCGGAAATCACTGTCAGATTCCATCACTGCCTCAATCGGTGGAATGGCGGTAGGGTCTGCCGGGGTGATCACCAATCGCTCTACGTTGTTATTTGCGCCGAGCTGGTCTAAGTCACTGCCGACGGCATAGGCCACCATCACCGCGCGCGCCGCATCGTTGACACGCTGGCGCAATATCACCTCGCGGTAAGCGTTTTCCTGCAACAGCTTGACCAGCGGTTCAGATTCCAGCGACAGAGTGCGGGCCACGGCGGCGTGCTGCTCTTCTGGATACAGAGAAATCAGCGTCGTTTTGCGCTCGGCCAGCAAGCTTTCATAATCCAGTTCTTCCACCACAAACGGCGGCGGTAACAGGCTCAGGTCAATGGTTGCCATAGGTTCAGCTCACAGGAATGGTTAATGAAAGCGGAGCCGCGCTATCGCTGCGGGTGCCGGTGATATAGACCACCATTTTTCCGTCAAAGGTGGTTTCAAAGGTGATGCCAGTCAGCTTTACCCTCGGTTCCCAGCGCAAAATGGCACTGTAACTGGCTGCCATGATGTGCAGGCGTAAGGCCGGATTTTGTGGCTGGTCAATCAACTCCGATAACAGCGAACCATAAGCGCGACGCATCACCCGCGAACCCACAGGGGTGATAAGAATGTCAGCGATAGACTGGCTGATGTGGTCAGCGTCGGTAATGGCCCGCCCGGTATTGCGGCTCATGCCGAGATATTGGGTTGTGGTCATTGAATCCCCTCAAAATTCGCGCGAGTATTTCAAGTCAGTTTGCTGCTAATGGGCGCGGATAACATCTCAGGAGGGATGTGTGGGGGATGGGACAATAGGGGGAATTAGAACAGCCCGATGGTACGGGCTGTTAGGGATATCAGGCAAACACCACTTTCAGGCTACCAGGAGTGCGGCGTGCTTTCCCGACGACAATTTGCACATCGCGCCCCAAGCGGGTCAGGCACTCCAACATTTTGGCCTCGCTAATGCCTCGAAACTGCCCGCGCAACATATTAGACAGCTTAGGCTGAGTCATTCCCAGCAGCTTGGCGGCCTGTTCTTGTGTCAGGCGGCGGCTTTTAATAATGTTACCAATGGTGTTAGCAAGCTGTGCTTTTACCTGCATTTCTTCAGCATTATCTTTGCCAAGATCGGCATAAACGTTACCGCTGCTGATTTCGATATCATGGCTCATATTATGCTCCTTTAGCGTGGCTTTCTGCGGCTTTCAGCCGCTCGCGGATCTTATCCACATCTGGCTTTGGCGTGGCGATCCCTGATGAAGATTTTTTCTGGAATGCATGTAACACATACACCGCATGACCAAATTTAACGGTGTAAACCGCTCGGTAGGTATCACCGATGTAATCCTCAACAACTTCCAGTACACCCGCACCACCAAACCCTTTCAATGGCTTAGCTTGGGAATGTTTACTGCCCATCTGCGCCAAATGCAGGCCGTAGCCGAAAATATCTTGTACATCTTCAGGTAGAGATTGGAGATCCTTCTTACTGCTACCGACCCAATAAAGTGGCTTCATCCGCTAATCCATGCGTTAAATCATACCCATTTGGGTATAATTTAACACGCCATTTTGGTTGGAACAAATGCACATTTGCTGAATTTCACTTTATCCCCACTGTATTATCCCCACCGCGCTTAACGCCGCCGTGGTTATGCTTATCAACCACCACACTATTGGATGTGAACGAACCGCCTAAGTGCTCAATATTACCCTCCATTACGCCGCCTTTTTGTACCTCCAGTGTTGCCGCAGTCAGCTTGTTAGTACAAACCACCTCGGGTACATCAAGGGTGATTTTTTGGCTGGCGGTAACGGTGACGGATGGCGAAGTTATGACGACGGAAACAGATGCCGCCACCTCGGCGGTTTTAATGCCGGTAACCATCAGTGCACCGGTCTCAGGTTCATACTCAATAACTGCGCCATCAGGAAAAGCGATGTGATAAGCCTCGGGCGAGTTGGATGGCGGCGGGAACTCATCACAATAAATACCAGGAAGCACAAAAGCAGTATCTAACTCACCGCCAACGGCCAGTAGCACCACCTGCTCACCTAATGACGGTGCCCACCAGTCACGTGAACAGCCAGCGCGACGCGTTAGCCAGTTAAGCCAATCGGTTTGGATCTCACCGGTTTGGACACGACATAAGGCTCCTTCGGCATCGACGTCAATCACGACACCAGTACGGATAAGGTTGCGCAGCAGGCGCTGGATTTCAGAAAGTTGGGATTGTGTGTTCATGGAAGGAAGGATGCTTCTGTTTAAGACATACTTCCATCAATGAAAGTTGGTGGGTTGTTGCCACAACAAAGTACAGATTTAGAGATAATGTCCTCATTCTATTAAGAGGAATCGCTCATTAGCAGATATTCAAACGTATAAAGAAACGCCAAAGTAAATAGAACGCCAACAATACACTTAATATATTTAAAGGTTTATTTTTGAATTTAAAACTCTTTAAATAAATAAAACAAGGAATAAGAGTTAGTATAGCCAGTGTAACGGTAAAATCCCTGATATCATCGACAACTAAGGCTCTATGGGCGATACAGGCATTCTTTATTTCCACGCCATCAATGAACGATTCTTCCTTAAAAGAGGAAAGAAGGTATATTGCAATAAAACAAAGCGTGTAATATCCATACATGATTATTCTTTTCATTATTCAATACCCAATATTTCATATATAGTTGATTTCTTTTCAATAATTCTCCGTCCGTATGAGCTGTATTCTCGAACACTACTGCCCACCGGAGCTTCAATAGATTTTACGAAATCATCTTTATGCCTTTCTATACCACGATTATATCTGGAACCCGCCAAGATAATTTGCTCATCAGTTAAGTTACTGGTATTTATAATTTTTTGATTATCAAATAGAATTAATGACTTAAGATGCTTAGCAACAACTTTTATATTAAAAGAATCGGAAAGCAGACAATCGGCTAGTTTGTGTTGTTGTAACATTGTTAATGTTGATGGGTCTAATCCAATGGTTTCAGCCACTACTCTGATTTGCATAGCAATCAACCCGACAGAGGTGCTATTTGATGAGGTATTATCTTGCTTTATGGTATCAATTATAAATTGCCGAAATTGTAGAACCCCAGCAGATTTAAGTCTATCTGGCATTCCGCCAACTTCAGATACAGCGACACCGGCTAATAATAAAACAGGAATATTCTCTTCTTTGGCAACATTGATTATAAGATTTTTATGGTACATTAAATAAGATGCTTTGTAGGCCCACAAATAATATTCACCAGTGACAAAATGCATGTTTTTTGGCAATAGTTTATATCTCAGGAGATCAGTTCCGGTAAATTTTGGAAAACCTAAACTATCAACTTTGCAAAACTCATTTCGAACCATAACATAATCCTTTGTTGTACAACGCCAAGTCCCTTGGCTAATATTATAAATGTATGTCCGAAAATACTAGAGTCTGCGAGGATTTTATCTATATATTTTTATCATTTAAGATTAATGCTCAATAGAAAATAAGATTCCTTGAGAGATTTCTTAATTAAGATAACATTAATTGTGGATCATGCAGGTAAAAACCGTTGACCTAATTAATATTTATGTTTTGAATCATGATGTCTTCAGTATTTCAATTTGACTAACTCCCAACAAGAGCCGCTCTTTAAACCGCACCTCATGACGATGTGCCGACACCCTATCCCACAATCCTCCCTGATGCACCCGCGCCATTCGCTGCACTTACCCGACAAATGCCACGGTCACTACCTCCTATGTGCCTTTGACAGTCATATAGCGATTAGCGCGTAGCTTGACGAACATAGTCCTTATTACCCGGCCTTTCTTGCCTCTGATCGGTTGAACCTTGAGGACGATATAAAGAGTGCCATTCGGTACCTATTGCTATTTAATTCGCCTTTTCAGGTTAGTCAGTGAAGCCAACCGGTTTGGACACGACATAAGGCTCAATCGGTATCGACGTCAATCACGACAACAGTGCGGATCAGGTTGCGCAGCAGGTTCTGGATTTCAGAAAGTTAGGATTGTGTGCTCACGGGGAAAGGATGCCGCCGAGGGGATTCTGCAGCAATTGAGTTAGGTTGCTTGAGCGTTCATATAACAACACATGGTTATAAGCGTTTAGTAAATTAAGTTTAAAAATAATTAACAATCAGATTGATGACACTGTCATCAATAGCTCAAAACAGTGGAAAATTTTGATTTATGATAATTTATAAAAGTCAGTTTTATTATATATATAAAGCTATTATATTTAACATCGCAGTACACGTAACCTCTCATAAAATTAATCTGCCTCAAGGGTAAAAAATGAATAATCAGGGTGGTGCACTTTTACACCATAATTCCCCGATCCCTTGGTCTACTTTTGCACAATATTTAACAGCTGCAAGCCTGCATGGTCGATTCATTGGTGGAATGGGAAGACTTTGCGCCATTCGCTGAGCGGCCATTCAACTATCGTCCGGTGTGGATTGGTTACGACCCGTCGCACACCGGTGACAGTGCAGGCTGTGTGGTGATGGCTCCGCCGTGGGTGCCAGGTGGCAAGTTTCGCATTCTGGAGCGCCACCAGTGGAAAGGCATGGACTTTGCCGATCAGGCGGAATCCATCAAGAAACTGACCGAAAAATATAACGTGGAATATATCGGGATTGATGCCACTGGCATCGGACAAGGGGTGTATCAGTTGGTGCGCAACTTCTTCCCCGCAGCGCGAGAAATTCGCTATAGCGCCGAAGTCAAAACCAACATGGTGCTGAAAGCGAAAGACCTGATCACCACCGGGCGACTGGAGTACGACATCAGCTATACCGACATTACGCTGTCATTTATGGCTATCCGCAAGACCATGACCGCCAGCGGTCGCAGCGCCACCTATGAGGCCAGCCGCAGCGAGGAAGTCAGTCACGCCGATATCGCTTGGGCGACGATGCACGCCATGATTAACGAGCCACTCACCGCCGGAAACAGCAATGTCACCCCGTCGATTCTGGAATTTAACTGATGAGCAAACGCAAAAACCAACGCGCCAAGGCGATGGCAAAAAAGCCCGATCAGGCGATACACGCTTTTACCTTTGGCGAACCCTCAGCGGTACTGGATCGCCGTGATATTCTCGACTACGCCGAGTGCATCAGTAACGGCAAATGGTTAGAGCCGCCAGTGAGCTTTGCCGGACTGGCAAAAAGCCTGCGCGCCGCCGTGCATCACAGCTCGCCGATATATGTGAAGCGCAATATTCTTGCCAGCACCTTTATCCCGCATCCGTTATTAAGTCAGCAGGTATTTAGCCGCTATGTGCTGGATTATTTAGTCTTTGGCAATGCTTTCTTAGAAAAGCGATTTAATGAGTTAGGAGAAGTATTACGGCTGGAGTGCTCACCGGCGAAATATACCCGTCGGGGCATTGAGGAAGAGGTTTATTGGTTCGTGCAGTCGTTCAAAGAGCCGCACCGTTTTGCACCGCGTTCGGTATTCCATTTGATTGAACCGGATATTAATCAAGAGCTGTACGGCCTACCGGAATATATGAGTTCGCTGAACTCAGCCTGGCTTAATGAAGCTGCCACGCTATTTCGCCGCAAGTATTATCAGAACGGCGCGCACGCTGGTTACATCATGTATGTGACTGACGCAGCACAAAGTAATACCGACGTGGAGGCACTGCGCGAAGCGATGCGCAGCTCGAAAGGATTGGGGAATTTTAAAAATCTGTTTTTCTACGCCCCCAATGGTAAGCCAGACGGGATCAAGATAGTGCCGCTGAGTGAAGTGGCGACAAAAGACGATTTCTTCAATATCAAGAATGCCACCCGCGACGACCTGCTCAGTGCACACCGCGTGCCACCCCAGATGATGGGCGTGCTCCCGCATAATACCGGCGGATTCGGCGACGTGGTCAAAGCCGCGCAGGTGTTTGTGCGTAACGAACTGACGCCGCTACAGGAACGAATCAAAGAGGTTAACGACTGGCTAGGCCAAGAGGTGGTGCACTTTAAGCCTTACGAACTACCGAAGAACAAGTAACCCATCGCGACAAATAATCGCCGCCAGATAAAGTCCCCAACATATGGGTTCACTTCAGCTCGGCGGCTTTTTTTGCGGCTGTAATGCGCGCCACTGGGATGGCAACAGACCACTGGCAACCGCAGGCTACTGAGACAAAAGATGCATCAACACTTATCAGCACGTCTACATCAGCACCACAGCCCGCTTAGACGCCCAGCACCTACCTAAAAAAGCCCGCGCGCGCAATGCTATCCCCGCCACGCCTGCCCGCTTTATGGGGCAGTTTTATGCGGTTGTGTGATCACGTTGAATCTGTGCTAGTGCTGGGACTGGAAGGCGGAGAATTCAATTAATCTAGCGTGCTAAATCATGCACCGCGAATGCAAGACTCAATATCTCTTACAGTACACATATTCCCCAAAAGATACTGGCACCGTGATTTTTAGTTAAAAGTTACCCAAACGAGCAAGCAACAACACGATTACAAACATATAACCCTCGGGGGGGAGTTACAAACTTAGTGTGAAAAAATCACATTCGGTGTAAAATTGAGTATATTACATAATTACCACTGATTATATTAGTAAGATATTGTACGTTTTGATTAATAATAAATAAGGTATAAAATGGCAGATCTTGGAGAATTTCATTTAATACATCCCGACGATTGGCTTTTCCAAACACATGGCGATGTTTCTTCTGCTAGAAAGCGAGCGATTGAATGGGAACGACAATATGGTTCTCTTGATGGAGCGCCCGATATTATTGAGGAGTTTGTACGCCAATGGGTTTTACACCGTTTAATTACCGTATATCAATACCCTAGAAGTTGGTTAGGTGAAAAGATCACGATAGAAGAACCAATAAAAATGGGTTCTTCTGAAAAACAAGCGGATATAACTATCAAGAATGATAATAGAAAACCATTTCTGATAATAGAGACAAAAAAAAGAAACTCAACGCCTATAGATTATAAGGAAGCTGAAAGGCAATTGGAGTCATACCTTGCATCAACCCATACCGCTACAATAGGAATGGTCACTGATGGAATAACGACACGAAGTATTAGGAAGAAAATAGATCCTAATGACTTCGACTATATTTCAGACATTCCATCGTTTGGCAGCATCACCTCAATAAAAATAAAACTTTCCAGAGATATTATTGATATAAAGAGTGATAAAAAAACCGGTTTAAGGCCAATAACTGAAGAGTACAATAGAATACTTGTTGATTGTCATAATATTCTCCGCGATGTCGATGGGCTTCATGATGATGAAGCTTTAGATGAACTATCTAAGCTCATCTATATGAAAATATTTGATGAAAGGAAAACCATAGAAAAACCTGTTGGGGCTGAGTTTGGATTCCAGGTCTATGGTGCAGCTAACCCTTCCGAAGCAGCATCTAATATTCGTGAACTCTATGAAGAAGCTAAAAGAAAGGAAATTGAAGTTTATAGCCAGAGAATTCCAGGTTACGAAAGATCGAGGGGCGTTTTCAAAGCATCGATTAAACTCAGTGATATCGCATTATTCAAAGTCACTGAAAAATTGCAAGTTTTTTCCTTTGTAGATAGTAAGACTGATATAAAAGGTACTGCATTCCAAAAGGTTTTAGGGTCGGCAATTAGAGCGGGGATGGGGCAATATTTTACTCCTGACCCAGTAGTAGAACTTGCAGTTGGGCTAATTAAGCCCACAGCATCTGATGTTATTCTTGATCCATTCTGTGGATCGGGCCATTTTTTAAGCAAGTGCTTGGATTATGTCGTTAGTCAGCAAGGCCATACGCTTGATAATTATGCATTACATCAATTTAAGTTCTTCCATTTACATGGAATAGAAAAATCGGATCGTATGGTAAGAATTGCTATGACAGATATGATGCTACATGATGATGGCCATACAAACATAAGAAATTTAGACTCACTGCTAAGCTTTGATAATTATCCTGACATCGTATCTATCGCTGGAGATGAGAACCAAACGCCCGAGGTTTTTGATATTATTATGACTAACCCACCGTTTGGCTCAATTATGCGACAAGAGGTCATGAATATGATCGGGAGATTCGAACTAGGAAACAAAAAAAAATCTCTGCCTTTAGAAATAATCGGGCTAGAACGATGTTTCCAATTCTTAAAACCTGGAGGAAAGTTAGCAATAGTGCTTCCTGATGGATTACTGAAAAATAAAACATCTTTATTTGTACGAGATTGGGTATTGGACAAAGCAAAACTGAAAGCAATTATCAGTTTGCCAGAAGAAACTTTTCAGCCTTATGGCGCGATGGTTAAAACATCACTTTGCATCTTCGAAAAAAGGAAGAAAAATGAAATATTAGATAGTAATGACGTTTTTCTTTGTGAAGTTGAAAATATTGGTTTTGATGCAACAGGGCGGCTCAAAAATGGAAGTGAAATAAATACAATTATATCAGAATTTCATAAGACAGTAGGTTGGCAATGAAGATAATACTTGAATCTCAGACAAAAATAAGAGAAATAGGCCGTTGGGATATTGATTTTCATCTACCACCCGAAGAAATTAGAAAATTCAATGAATTACTTATAAAAAATGTTTCTGATGTTGCGTCTGTAGTGAAAGAAAAAAGAGATCCTACAAAAAAACCAGAAGATACTTTTTTATACATTGATATTTCCTGTGTAGATATAACATCAGGCACAATAGTCTCCCCCCAAGAACTTACAGGTGAAGAAGCACCTTCAAGAGCAAGAAAAGTCGTATTAGAGGATGATATAATCATATCAACCTGTCGACCAACAAGGGGGGCCATCGCTATTGTTCCAGCCGAACTAGATAATCAAATTGCCTCAACTGGATTTAGTGTAATACGTTGTAAAAAGGATAAAATAAATCCGATCTACCTACAATTTGTATTGAAGATGGAAAGCACCCTTGAGCAATTCAGAAAATTTTCTACTGGTTCTAGTTATCCAGCAATACTAGACAGTGATGTATTGAAGACAAAAATTCCAGTCCCGAGCATCGACTTACAAAATGAAATTGCCGACTTTATAGTTTCAAGTAAAAACAAAAGGGAAAATACAATCAAATCAGCAAATGAGAGCTATTATAACTCATTATCTCTTGCACAGAATAGTCTAAACCTCGGTGTATTAATTAAATAGTACCATTCCCATGGGGATTATTACCCATGGGGATTATTCCATTGTATTACATACCAAATAAATTCTTATTACTTCTAGGGTGTTTAATACTTCCAATTAACGTTAGATAACATCGCAATCAATAGAACAGTAGAATTTTCTGATTTAATGAAATCATAAAATCCACGAAAACCGAGTAAAAAATTGATATTAATCACTTTTATATTAATAATAACTCGAAAATTGCGAGTTAACACTTCTAGCTCAGGCCACTTGGCAGCAAGTCATGATAAATATGTCAGATTCTTGCGCGATCCCCCATTTGTCAGTCTCGACGATGGAGCAAGTTCACGTGGTTTTGACAAGTTAAAGCCCTGCTACTGGTGATTAACCGATAGTGATTGCCGTCTCACTACTTCCCAACATCCCCACTCTCAATCGATTTCATCACCGCTGCGGCATACTCAGCCGCTGTAACTGCCGTTTCTTTGCCATGACTGTGCTGCCCCCTCCCCACAGTTATTGACAGAACTCTGAGGCAGTCGCTTTTGAGCGATATGTCATGGTTAACGCCAATAAAAAAGAGTGGTCGGACAAACGGTGATGTCCACTCCCCGTTATCTGAGACAGTCCTGATTAGAGTTTTCTAGCTGTTTTCGGTATGTCTCCGGGGGAAGATGCCCCCCAGACTTTCATGTGTACGATTCAGGTTATAATCCTGTTGCCAGAACCAAGCCATTTCTCTGACTTAGCTTAATGATTCAAACAAGTAAGCATTCAAAAATTCCCGACGAAATGAGCCATTAAAACGCTCAATAAATCCGTTTTGTTGTGGTTTACCCGGCTG